TTTTCGGAGGTTCAGTGATCTGGATTTGCCCGTCTTGGGCTTGGTCCGTATCCGCGCCGAACACATCATCCAGCGCTCCGAGGAAGTCAGCGTCATCTACGCTGCTTTGGCTTCCTTCTCGCGGATCACGTCCTTGGCCTGCTTGATCGCGGCCGCCGTCATCGGGTTGACGGGCTTGGTCTGTTGCAGGCGTTTCAGGTGAGCTTGCCAGCTCTCCAGGGTGTCTTCGTGCAGCGGTGGGTCGATCATAGTTGCCCTCGGTGTCTGCGTCCTTCACGCGGCGCCGCAGCGTGCGAACGAGGTTTTCATACAGCTTTTTCAGCTCGGGGTCGAGCAAATACGGGTTCACATCAGCCTTGAAGCGCGCCGCGGCTGGCCCCGTTACCTCGATTTCGACAATTCCGGCTTGCTCCATCGCAAGCATGAAGGCGAACGAACGATCGCGCCCAGGCTGGAGATAGGTTCCTGCCGGCTTTCCGTTGTCAGGCTCGGCGGGGTAGGTTCCGTCATCGACCAGCCGACCAATGGCGCGATCCGATTTGCGCCACATATTGTCCATGGCGGTGCTCAGATCCTTGGTGATCCGACCGTGGCGCTCAAATTCGTTGCGCGCACCTGCCCACATAGAACGGCCCAAGGTTGTTGATCGCACGGCAAAGGTCGAGCCATCATGACCATGCGCATAGACGATCTCCGCCCCCGGCATCAGAGCGAAAGCCAGATCGGACGCCGAGAACCCATTCGAAGACGGGTGGTTGTGGTGGGCGACAATTCGCTCGCCCTTCTCCCCCATCAGAATCATAGCTCCGGGAACGCCCGTTCCCGTTTCGTGGCCGCTGCCATAGGCGACGATCTGGCCCTCGCCGTCGATCAGCATCAGGTATTCGACGCCATCCTTCCGCCCGGGTTCCAAGGTCAGGCGTCTGGCCTCCGTCGCCAATTTTGCGGCGGGGATGCGGTCTGGAAGATCGGCGCTGCGATCCTTGAATAGGGCGTCGTCTGCATCGGTCGCGCGATCCACGAAGGTTCCGACCGTGCTCTTGTCTTCTGCGCTCGGGGCGTCGTCGAAGAGGTCGCGGCGATCTTCAGGGTTTCCGAAGAGGTCATCCCGACCGCTGGCGGGGCCAGTATCCCGCCCAGACATTGGCTTGGCCATATTGGCTTCGGCCCGTTGCCGATCTGTAACGGGTTCAATGCCGGGAAAGAGCGATTGCTCTCCGGCGTCTGTGGTCTCGGTCTGGGGCTGGTCTACGCCTTCTTGGCGCGGTTCTGCCTGCGGATCAGCGCGGCCGCGATCTGATCCAGTTCCTTGAGGCTCCGACCCTGCTGGGGTGCGGAGGGCTTCGAGGAAGTCGCGGACGACACGGGCGCCTTGGCGCGGGTTGGTCTTGAGGTCGCGGGCTGCTGCGGTGAGGGCATCGCTGATCGGTCCTTTCCGGTTGGCTTCTGCGGTCAGGTAGGCAGCGGCTTTGGAATCGGCCTCGACACGCTGAGCGTTCGCCTCCGAGTTTAGCACGTTGCCTTCCTCGGAGATAGTGTTGGCCCGATCCGACAAGACCTTGAACGTCGCGCGATCCTGCTTCAGTCGCTTCAGGGCGGCATCGAGCACCTTTGCACGCTCTAGGTAAAGGCTTTCCGCTACCTGTTCATCCCCGAAGAGGCTGGTTTGCGTCTCGGTGACGGCTTCTTGTCCCGCCTGCTGCGCGATCATTGCCGCCTGGGCGTTGTTCTTGGGCTGGAGCTTGTTCAGGAGCGAAACAACATCGGCGTGCAAGGTCTGGTCAGCCACGTTTTCGCCAACGGCCGCACCCCATTCAGGGCGCACGACTTCGTTCACGACCATGCCGAAGGCGTCGTCGGAAAGGCGAGCGAGGCCTCTGGCATCGCGCACGAGCGCCGATCGAGGCGGAAGGTTGAGGCTGTCGATGTCATCGGGCGTTTCCCGCAGAACCTTCGCCGCGTCGATTGCAGTCCCGCTTCCTTCCCGAATGTTTTTCAACGCCGCGATGCGGCGCACATCGGCGGGGGTGAAGCCATCGGCCTCGCGGATGATCTCGACATTCCAAGGCGTGCGAACACCGTTCTGTTGCAATCGCTTTGCCAGCCCTAGGCGCTGGTGCCCATCTGCTACCACGCGACGGCCATCGGCGTATTCGAAGATGATCCCGCCCATTGCCGAGCGTTCATCCCAGTCGGTAATGCCTTGCAGGCGGTCTGTTACGCCGGCCTCGTCGCCATTGTCCTTGTATTGGAACGTCGCAGCGTCGGTTTCCACCTGAGCCACCGCTTCGCTGGGCAGCGTTTCCGTGCGGATCGAGCTGATTGCGGCATCGCCTGCGCTGTTGGCTTCAGGAGAACCTGCGTCTTCGCCCTCGTCGACAACGGCTTCACCAGCCGCAGGCGCGTCGTCCGTCCCCACATCGGGCGCATCCTGCGGCTGGCTTTGCACCGCCTCGCGCTGCTCCGGGGCGGAAGCCGGATCAACGGGCGATACCTCACCTGTGTCGAGATTGACGCGCACCTGGCGGCCGGTCGGAACCGATTCCCCATCGACGGTTTCGACCTCGTCCATGATTTCGAAGCGCCCACCTTCAGCAGGCGGAGGGGTCATTGCCTCCGCAACATCCGGTGCGGCCTCCTCGCGGACTGGGGCCGCGCCCATGCTTGCCGTCAGCGGGTCGGTCGCCATTGGAGCAGCTGGCGCGACCGGTTGAGCCGGCGCTTGACGAGGCGCTGCGGGGGGCTCCGGTGCGTGGGGCGCATTGGGAGCATCACCCGCTGCCGGGGCCTGCGGTGCCGGCGGCTCTTGCGCGACCTCTGGCGGCGTTTCTGCGCTTGGCGGTGTCTCGGGAGCTTCGGGGCGAGCATTTGCTGGTGCATCCCCGCGCGAGTCGAGCAGCGTCCCGACTGTGCCCGTGCCAGCACCAAGAATTGCGCCGACGAGAGCGGCTTCCGTTGCGCCTTCGGTCCATCCGCGGCCCGGGTCATAGAGATTATCGGCGACGATGTTGTTGGCAACGGTCGCAAGGTATTCCTGCGCCGCCTCTTCACCGGAAGACTGCGCGATGTCTGCAAAGCGGCGAAGGAAGCCCTGGCCGATCTGACCACGTAGTCGAGGCGGCAGCAGCTTGAGGGCGCGGTTGATGGGGATGATCTCTGACGCACCGATAGCTGCACCCCAGTTGGCGGCGAGCCGAGCGGTTTCCTCGTCAGCGCCCATCTCAATTGCTTCACGATACATCTGGGACGAGTTCATCGCGGCACCCTGGCCGCCAGCCATCACAACACCGCCAAGGGGCGTTGTCACCGCGCTTGTCGCAAGGGCAGTGATCGCCATGCCGGTCATGTTGCCACCACCCTCGGCGACACCAGCCCAGAAGGATGTGTCCCGCGGATCAGGCGCGCCAAAGGTATTGGTCGATGCATCGCGCACCACATCGCCATACGAGAACATCTCGCGGTCACCAGCTGGTGTGACAACGCCTTCCTCGTTGAGGTTTGCGCGGGTCGTCATGTCGGCGAGCGCATCGGCGCGATAGGCCTCAAGGCCACCTTCGCCAATGGCAAGGTTGATCTGGTTCCGTCGCCCCATGATCTCTTGGTATTCGGCTTCCAGCGCTGCGCGTTGCTCACTGTCGAGACGGTTCTCACGGGAGGGTCGCGGGTTGCCGTTGATACCAAGAGCAACTTCGATCTCACCAATCCGAGTGGCGATCTGTCCAAGCTCGGCCTCATACTGATCTGCAAGGGCCATCTTGTATTCACCAGACGCAACGTCACGCTGGTCCGCATTTGCCATCTGAACGGCGATAGCCTCGGGCACCGCGGCGAAAGCCTCGGTTGCTCCACGCGCAAACTGTTGACCGCGGCGCTGGGCGAGCGCGCCAAAGCCCTCGTTGGCAAACGGGTCTTCCTCAACAGCGGCCGGAGCCTGAGGAGCCATCGCACCCGCCAGCGGGTCTTCCACATAACGTCGAGGGAGAATCCCTTGGTCGTAGAGCTGACCCATGCCGCCACCAGGTCCAGGGCCTTGGGTCTGAAGCACAGGATTGACGGGCATTGGCCGCGCTGGAACGGTCGGTGTCGGTGTCGGTGTCGGTGTCGGTGTCGGTGCGGCAGGCTGAAGAGCCGCAACAAGCGGGTCGGGCTGGGCTGGGCGCGCCGGTGCAGGAGCTTGAACCGCTGGCGGCGCTGAGGGCGCAGCAGGCATTGGCGGCATAGCGGGCGCAACGCGAGGATCAGGACGCGGAGCCGGTGGCGTGGGGAATTCGAGGGACTGCGCTTGATCCGCAAATTCAGCGGGGCCCGCAGCTGGTGCGGCCTGAGCGGGATCAAACCCGATTCTTCCGTAGAAGTCAGCCTGATCCATATCGGAGTAATATCGCTGATGCAGCGCGTCCGCGAGTTGCTGGTCGCTCAGATCATCATATTGCGGGAATTTCGCCCGCACATCTGCAATCGTCAGGTCTGCCATTAGCGAAGTCCAAGAGGATCGTTGTCAGGTGTGGGCGTGGCGGGTTGCGCCGGAGCGGCTGGGGCGGGCGCTGCATCACGGCCAAAGATGCGCCCCCAGAAGCCGACATCGTTTTGCGCGGCTTCAGCGGTTGCAGCTACCTGGGCGCGCGCGATGTCAGCGGGATCAACGCCGAGGATCTGGAATTGCGAGCCATAGATCGGATCGCGGGCCACCATGCCCAGCGCCTCTTCGCGCGAATAGCCCTGTGTTTGAAGGTCAGCCACCGCCTCGCCAATAATGGTGGTCGCCTCGTTGCGCTGGCGGAGCACGCCGGCATCACCCGAGCTGTTGCCAGCGGGTGACGGATAGAACCGGCCATCTGGCCCGATTTGCCCCGCCTCAGCGCCATAGGCTGCCGCCTCTTCCGGGGTCGCAACGCGAAAGCGCGGTTCGGGCGGGGGGGGTGCAAGCGCTGCCTCCAACCCGAGCATGTCACGCGCCAAGCCGATCTGATCGCTGGGGGACAGGCCGTTTCGGCTTCCCATTGCGTCGGTCATCATCGAGCCCGCGAGATCGCGGATCGGCGCCGAAACATCGGGATTGGTCATCAGGCCGATCAGCGTCCGCATGTTGTCCTGGCTCATTGGCGCGGGCTGGCCAGCGGTTGCATAGGCCGAAAAGTCACCGCCGAGAAGGCGCATGGCATTTTCGCGATGCCCGCCCATCTGATTTTCGACCTTATCGCGCACCGTGCCGGGAGCACCGCCATTGTTCGCGTCCGAGCGGTCGTAAAGGCCAGGGCCACCGGCATTCACAATCGAGTATGCGTCGAGAAGGCTCATGCCCGGTTGCCAGCCGTTCTGGCGAAAGTAGCGCGCAACGGCACCATCAGCGCCAAGTTGCGACCCGACCGGATCATCCCAGTTAACGCCGTATTGCCTCGCTTGCGGCTCCCCGAACTGGATGAGCCCGCGATGCGTGCCCCATTGGGTTGTTGGGCCGCTCATGGTCGGGTTGAAAGTACCGCCGGTCTCATAGGAGATGATTGTGGCCAGATCGACCGGGTTCATCCCAAGCGCTCGCGCGGTCTCCACAATACCGGATGCGACTGAGCCATCGCCACCTTCCATCGCTGCCGCAGCTGCATTGGTCGGACCACCGTAAGCCGCCATCGCTGCATTGCGCGGTGTGCCTTCCGCCGTTGTGGGCGTCGGACCCCGGGTTGAAACTGTCGGGGCAGAAGCCCCGGGCCCCATGGTGGCAAGGAGCTGGTCGATTGCATCGCCGTCACGCCCCTCCTGCGCGCCACGATAGAGACCTTCCGTGCGCGCACCGACTGCCCCGCCAACCATCGGGGCGAGAAACGCCAAGAGCGGCGATCCGCTGTCCCGCGATGCGGCAACGCCAGATTGCAGGAGCGCCTGAACCATGTCGTATTGAGCACGCGAGCCGCGTTCGGGTAGGATACCACCTTCACCGCGACGAAAAACACTGCCGGGGTCAGAGAACACCGGAGACGTGTTCGCAAAGATCGGGGGCGTTTGTCCGTTTCCGCCCAGAAGACCTGTCTTCGCCATCAGTGAACCCTCACCTTTTCTGCCGGCACGATCTCTTCATCCTGCTCGAAGATGATCGCCTCCAAATGCGCGATGCGGTGCAGTGCGCTTTGAAGTGCGGCGCTGAGAACGCCGAGGTAATCGGTCGCGTCGATCTTGTCCGGGGCGCCAAGCCCTGTCATGCGCTGGAAGTCTTCGGCCATCGGGCCAACGTGCTGGCCGCCATGATCGCCGAACGGAGCTTCACCGGGTTTGTAGGTCCAGGCATGCAGCGGGATATTTGCCATGATCTTGGCCGCGCCATTGATGTTGGCGTAGCCATGCACGTCCTTCGCGGAGCGGGTCGACTTGATCAGCGCCGCCCCGATGCTGCCAAGCGCGCTGGCGGTTTGCATACCCTGCTGTTGCTGCTGCTGGTAGTTGGCCAGCTGCGCCTGATATTGCTGACCGACGAGACCGGAGTAGTTGACGCCGGGAGCATTCCCGCTCGGAACGGAGTTGGGCGGGTTGTATCCACCGCCCATGGCGGCGACGAGCTCTGCAATCGCGCCGGAGCGCTCGGCCTGATCAAGCCCGAATTGGCGGCTTTGTTCAGAGCCTGCGTTCAGGTTTGCATCCATGGCGAGGCGAGAGATGGTGTCTTGAGTTTGGCGCTGCTGCTCTCCGTAGGCGTCATTGAAGGCTTCAGAGCCAACAGGCAGACCGCGAGCCTGAAGGTTGGTCAGGAGGCGTTCGTTGGCCTTGTCGATGCCAGGGGCCATCAGCGAGAAGGTGCGGTTGAACAGGTCGGAAGCAACATCTGACCGGTCCTGAACACGGGGAGCGTCGGGCATGCCATAGATGTTATCCTGCACCACGCGGTCGGTCAGGGCGACGGAAGCCGGCTCAAGTGTTTGCCGAATTTGCTGCTCGAAGGGGTTTTCCTGGTAGGAAACCGCCGACTGCTGGTCTGCCGGCGGGGGGCCTTGCACGAAGTTGCCGTTGGCATCCGTGTAGCCGTACCGCACGCCCGAGCCGGACGGCGAGTAGGTATCAAGCCGGTTGAACTGTGCTTCCGCTGCCGCCGTTTCCTGCGGGTCCGGAGGCGTCGGTGCGCTGCCGCCCTTTTTGCCCATGATCGCCTATCCACTTGCAGGTTTCCCGAAACATTTTCAGGACTACCAGCGCGGAGCCATCATGTGCGGCGTATTTTATCAGCGCTTCCGGCTCAAAGCCCAGCTTCGTGGCGAGGTTCAGGGAGGCCAGATTTGACGCTGGAACCGAAACCGAGATCGCCAGACAGCCCAAGGTCACGAAGGGATAGTGGAACAACGACCGCAAGGTCTTTCGATCAGCCCAGGACGAACCCGGCTCGGCGGCAATGGCGGCCTCGATGTGAACACCGTTCCAGCGCTCGAACACTACACCAGCGACAAGGCGGTCGCCTTTGATCACGCCCAATGCCCGCGCCGAAGGGGATGCTTCGAAGTCAGGAATGCGGGATGCAACCCAGCCGGCAACCTGCCGATCCGCTCCGAAGATCACGTCGCCGACGCGGGTTATTGAACGCCCGCTGTCAGATGAACCAATTCCGCCCATTCCGCCGTGACCTCCATTTGCAGCTGAAACACCTCGCCCACTGCATCAACAGCAATAATCTCGTTGAGAGACACCCGCCCGCCCGGGTCAGCGGGATTGTCCGGCTCGATCGTGACGGTTTGCTCGGATTCGGCGATGTCGGTCCCGGTCGCATCATGATCCGAGAGAAGCGTGACCTTCACTTCAAGCGGGCCCTTGGCGATGATCGTTGGCTTGAGGAACGTGATCCCCCCGGAGCGCGGAAGGCGGAACCAGCTGGACACCCAGCGCGCGGTGATTTGGAAGCTCCCCGCATCATCGAGCGTGGCAAGCTGGCCATCAAGTGCGGTGAATTGCGTCTTCAGGCCAATGTTGTGCCATGCCTTCGCCGGATAGTCGGTTTCCAGCCAAGTCTTTGTATCGGTGCGGTAGATGAACTGAGAGGCCTCGCCGCCGAAGACGCGATTGATGATCACGCCTGTTGCATCAGCCGTCAGGTGCATGGACCAATCTCCGCCCTCGGCAATCTGTGCCACCAGCTTTTCCTGAATCGGGCGTGACACCGTATTGACTAGCGCGAGCGAGGAGTCGCGGATCGTCTGCGTTACCGAAACGACGCCGGCCGCCGTCAACATCCAGAGGTCCGCGCCAACCTGGAGAAATGCATCCTTCGAGATCGGAGGGGCCGCGCTTATGCGGGTGAGCAACCGCCAGTCTTGTGGATCGCCCGGGTTCAGGCCTTCGTAGGCGACGATCTTGCCGGTAGTTGTGAACACGGCCAGCGTGTCATTCATGCCGTGCCCCGCGTCGACCGTGACGGATTGCAGGCAGATGATGGAGCCGGTGATGTTGCCAAGGCGCCCAAGCGGGAAGCGTACAACCTCGCCCATGATCGCGCCGACCTCGCCATAGTAGAAATCGAGCTCGTCAGCGGTCTTCCAGAAGAAAAGGCGGTCTTGGTGCGCGATCACGCCGTCGAATTCGTCGGCGGAAAGGTCGGTTTGCGTGGTGAACGCGCCATCACTGAAGCGCGATCCGTTGAACAGCACGGGAGCGCCGTTCCCGTCCACCATGACGGCGTGCGAGCTGATGAAGGCCACGTCCAGCGGGGCAGAGAAGCTGCGGAGCGTGAAGTCGATCCCGGCTTCGATCCGGTCGGAGAGTACATCGAGGTATTGCTGGGCCGCTCCATACTCGAAGGCAATCCGCTGCAAGGCTGTATCGCCATTCGAGGCAAGCGAGTGTTGCGAGCGCAACCGCAATGAGGCTCCTGTCGAACGCCAATTCTTCAACTCCCCTGCATACATCCCTGAAACTTCGGCGGTGTTGGCCTCCACCAGCACGCCTTTGACAGGCAACGGGATGTTGATCTCCCGTGCCTGCCCATAACCTTGAGCGCGCGCCGCTGCGCGTTGCCTTTGTCTGATCATGTCCGCACCAGCCAATTCACCCCGATGACAGGGGGCGTGATGTCCACTGGCTGCCCGTTGCCGGTTTCGCCGATGGAGATTCCTGTTTGCGATGAGGCGTTCGAACCGCCAGCCGTCGCATCATCAACGGTAACGCCAGTCGTTGCAGTGTCGATGCTGACGCCGGTGGTGGCGCTGCCGCTTGTCCCGCCGCCCTGCGCGGTGACCTCGTCCGTTCCGGTCGCTGCATCCGCGGTTCCGCCTGCCTCGTCCACAGAATGCGTGTGACCGGGATCCGTGACGGTGTGGATGTGCCCTGGGTCGGTTACCGTGTGGCTGTGCGGCGTGCCCGTAAATACGTGGTTGTGACCCGGGTCGGTGACCGCGTGCCCGTGGCGCGGCATTTGCGCAACCGACAGTGTCACCTCGGACTGCCCTGCCAATCCCCCAAGGGTGAGGCCAGGGCTAACCCCCATCACTGCGCGGCCGCTCATGTCGGGAAGGTTGAAGGTGGTGTCCGTCTCTCCGAACCGGTTGCCGAACGCCGCATAAAGGCGAGGAAAGTCCGTCTTGCTGAGCGCCTGCCCATTGCAGAGCTTCCAGGCGCCACCCTCCGGCTCTTCGGACAGCGCGGTCGGAATGAACGTGCCCGCGGGAACGAGGAGCGCCGCGATTGCGTCGATGACAGCTTGGGTGTTTTCGCTGGGCGTGTCGTAGGTGCGCGTTCGGCGTCGATAGGTTTCGAATCCGGGAATATCGACTTGTGCCATCAGTCCACCAGCCAGCGCCCATCGCCAAGGGGAACCTGCCCGCCAAAGCCACTCTCGCCACCCCCCAGACGGAAGCTCTTTGCGCCGCCAGCATCGGTCGCGCCCTTCATGGCGAGCTCTTCCTCGTATTCCGCCGCATGCTCGGTGAACGGCAGGCCCAGCGCACGGCGCAGGCGGAACGTCATACCGAGAGACAGCACGTAGTCGTCATCGAACGCTGGGCGGTCGGAATCGGCTTCGAATTCGGGCCGACGCACTTCGGGGAGCGGATCAACGGCAGAAAGCGGGTTCAGTCGACGCAGAACCTCCATCGGGTCGGAGGGCCACTCCCCTTCGCCGTAGCCCGGGCCCGTGCCGTACTCGGCATCGTCCGGATCATCAACGGATGCGAGGTCATCGCTTGGCAACGAGAGGTGACCGTCTCGCGGCACAATCGGCGCGTAGGTCTGCGGCGGGTCGAGCGTCAGGTCGAAGTCGCCATCGCGGATTTCCGATACCACGGGATAGCGCGTGATGTACTCGATCGCGACCAGCTCCGCCGTTTTCGGCGTCGGTTCGATCCAGAGCACGTTGTTCTTGATGCGCCACCCCATCGGGGCAGCCACGGCAGAGCCGCCGTAAAGCCATTCGGCCCAGACCTGCGGCGAAGCGGGGCCCACCAGCCCCATTGGCCAGCCGTCGCGTTGCTCGGTGCGGGGGATGACGCGCAGGAAGTCAGGGGGCAGAGGATAGGCATAGCGTCCAGGCTGGAGCGCAAAAACCCATGTGCTGTGAAACTCCGACAGGCCCTGCCAACCAGAGGTGCGAAGGTATTCGCGAAGGGTGTCTTTCGCCGCCTGCCTCAGAATGCGCGCGATCCGGTCGTTGGTCCCGAACAGCTTGGACGGAGCGGGGGCCGTTGCGTCCCGCTCCGCTGCTTCCTGCGCAATCTCAAGGATCGTGCGGCTCATGCATCACCCTTCCGCCAGAGGGTCTGGGTCATTCGCGCCCAGATCGTCCACGCCATCGGTGGTCGCGGGCCCTTCGGACCACGGGTCAGGCATGTTGGCGACATCGTATTCCAGATCCTCGGAGCCGTTCACGCCGACAGGCTCGTTTGCGGTCGCTGCGCTTGCATCACCACCGCTGCGGGCCATCTGGAGGGCTGCCACCTGCGCTTCGAGCTGCTTGTTGCGCTCTTCCATCGCGGCGCTCTGCTTGGTCATGGTTTCCAGCTGAAGTTGGAACCGCGCCTCGATATCGGCAGCGCTGATCTCCTCGGCGGAACCTTCGCGCTTGGCCATCCAGGCCTTGGCGGTCTTCTGCGCCTTGATCGCGTCCAGCCCCAGCTGGCCGACCTGGTCTTCGCTGACCTCGATGAGGTCTTCGACGCTGCGCAAGCCGTTGAGCACCAAGAGGCCGATCTGCGACATGGAGATGCCGGGAAGCTCGTCGAGAGGCGTTCCGGTGGTCGGCACCTCTTCGTATTGCTTGAACAGCGCGAATTCACGGGGCCACTGGCGCTGGGCCTGCTCTTCGGTGGTGAAGCGCACGGCAACGGTGGAGCGGTCGCCCTTTGGCTGCTTGGACACGCACAGGCGCGTTTCGATCTTGCCATTGGTGGCGGCGTTGCGGCTTTTGATGCGAACCTTGCTGTAGAAGAAATTGACGTGGATACCGCCGGTTGCGGTGACGGACTGGAGGTGGGTCGACAGGTCCGCGTCGGTCATGTCACGGGAAAAGCCGGGGCGCCCGCCAGACATCTGACCCTGAAAGCCTTGCATCTGCATTGGTATCTCCTGATGTGGGGAAGCCCGGGCGCTGATCGCCCGGGCCGTTTTTCACTGTCCCGATTACTCGGTGAGCACGCCGTTCAGCATGCGGTTGTCGCACACGAAGTTGCCCATGCCGGCGAGGATCACCGTTTCCGAGTCCTCGGTCAGCGGGCGGCGGGGGCCGCCGAGCACCACGTTGTTGCGCTTCCGGTGCATGATCAGCTCGATCGTGCTCAGGTTCAGGAACCGCATGCCGGCAGGGTGGTAGCCGCCCATGCCGCCATCGGCGACAACCGGCACGGTCTCGAACATCAGGTTCGGGAAGCCCGCGCTGGCCAGCTTGCGGTCCATAAAGCGCTGCTGCGCCTGAAGGGCCTGACTGTAGGTCGAATACCAGGTGTTGTCGGCGGTGATCAGGTTGGGCTTGTCCGTGCCGCGGCAGGTGCCGAGGAACAGATCGAGCATGTCACCATAGATCGTCGCAGTTGCCAGCGCACCAGCACCGATTGCCGAACGCTGGTTGTCCCACCAGGTGTCCGTGGTCGAGTTGATGCCGGCAACGGTCGCACCAGCGGTTTCGCCCACCAGAAGCGCCAGACCACCGAATTCCTTGCCCGAAGAGCCGGTGCCGTCACCATGTGCCGACTTGTGCAGCTGGTTCTGGATGGTCTTCTCGGCGTGCTGGGTCCGTGCCTTCATCATGTTGATGATCTGCTCGGGGCCATCGTTCTGGAGCATTTCCAGACCGGACAGTGACACACCGCAGGCATACTGCTTCCACGGGAATTCCGCAGAGGTCAGGATTTCCTGGCCAGCGACGTTCAGGGCCTCGCGGCCCAGATACCACTGGAAGTTGGCGTTTTCATCCCCGACCATGATCGGCGTGGTGATGGTCCGACCGCCACCAATGGTGCGGATACGGCCACGACGACGCAGCTCATAGAACAGGATGTTGTTGCGCGAAACAGCGTCCGCGATCTTCTTGCGACGGTGTGCAAGGGTTGCCGTCGCCACCTCTCCCCAATTCGGGTTTGCCATGATCTACCTCAATAGCGAGGCCCGCTCGACGCCTAGTCTTGAGAGGCGAAGTGCCGAATTACGTCATCGAGCGATGCATCATCCGACAATGCGGGGCGACGGCTGGCACCTTGGCCCGTTCCGTCTACACTTTTGCTGGCCTTCTGCGCGCGCTGCGCTGCGGCCGCCTTTTCTTTGATCTGATCTGCCACAGGCTTCCCACCTTGTGCGGCAGAACCTTGCCCCGGCTGGGGCGCAGGGGCAGAGGGAGCGCCGAAAGCTGTCCGCGCTTCGGCCACGGCCTGATCGTAGAACCGTTGCAGGTCATCCGTGGTGACCGCGTTGCCGGTGCTGTTGCGATGCGCCGTTGCCATTTCCGAGATACGAGGGCGCAGCTGCTCGAAGAACGGCCGCTTCAATTGGCCGACCTCGTCGACCTCGGACACGAAGGATTGCAGCTGCTGCTGCACCGTGCGGGCCTGCTGGCGCTCGGGCGTATCGGGGCCGAAGCCCGGTTGCTTCCCTGCAAGCTGCGCCTTCAGGCGGTCGTTCTCTTCCTTCAGCGCCTTGGTTTCGGGATCCGAGAACATGTCGTCATCGTCACCCTCGCCGTCCTTGGTCAGTTTGTAGCCAAGGAGCTTGGCGGCGCCTTCCAGCGCTTTGTGCGGCTCGGAATTGGTCTGGGTTGCCACCCACGCAAGGTATTCATCCGGCTTGGACTGGGCGAAGGTGTTCAGCTCCAGAAGCCGATTGATCGCGCCTTCAGGCGTTTGACCGTGACGCTTGAGCTCGGCCTCATGCGCTTTGAACGGGGCAAGCACGCGCTCGGCATCACCAAGGCGGCGCGAGATTTCCCCCTTGCGGTCATCCGGCACCCCATCGAGGAGGGAATTGAGGTCAGCGCCTTTCAGGTCGGCGGGTTTGTCATCGCCGTCCTTGTCGCCTTCAGGGTCGTCACTGGCCGAATTGTCGTCCTCGCCCTTGGGCTTGGCGTCACCCTTCGGCTTTTCATCATCCGGCGCATCTTCGTCGCCTGCGGTCTTGCCCTTGGCCTTTGCCATCTCGGCATCGTCGAGAAGATCGCGGCCCTTTTCCGGGGAGACCACATCGGGTTCGTCGCCCGCCTTGGCGTCGAGGGGCTGGTCAAAGCCGCCATCGTCGTCTTCGTCGTCCTTCATGGATTCTTCGTAGGCCTTGCGGATGATATCCGCCGTGCCATCATCTTCCATCTCGCCTTCGTCGAAGATGTTGTCGTCGTCCTGGTCTTTGTCAGCCATAGCGTCCTCGTGGGGTCAGGTTGAAATGCTACGGGGCCACGCTATTGCAGCGCAGCCCCGTTGTGCGGCAGATCAGATCGCGGCTCAGACGACCTTCCAGTCGTTGGCGAACACGTCTTCAAAGGTGAGGCGAATGCCAGCGCGAATATGGGCCGGGTCCAGATGATGGTTGTCCGTCCAGATTTCCCGCATGACGCGCTCGCCGGAGGCAAGAGCAGCCAGCGCCCAGGCCGAAGAACCCACCGGAACAGTTGCAGTGTCGGCGGTGCCGCCTTCGGCATCGCCTTCATCCTCTGCCTGCTCATCCGGCTCGGAGGTCGCCCCTGCGTCGGCGGCTTCCGGCTGGACATCCGATTCCCCTTCGCCATCAGCGGTCGCTTCGTGCGCCGCGATCTTGGCTTCCAGATCGGCGATGGTTTCGGTGCTGTCGAGCTCGATGCCAAGCTCCGTCGCTTTCGCGATCAAATCGTCTTTCTTGCCCATGGTCATGCTCCTTTTGCTTGGGGGGCGATTTCAGCGCTCAGAGCATGCGCGTGCATGGCCTTGAGTGCGAAATTCAGAAGGTCGCCGCGCGCAAGGTGGCGGGTGCGGGCCGCGTCCGATGAGGCGGTGCGCAGGTTGATCGCTGCGTCGAGGGTTTGGAGAAGTTGGGCGGCCTGACGGTCGATAGCCTCCCGCAAACGGCGCTCCTCGTCCGTTTCACCAGCGCGCGCAACCAGAAAGCCTTTGCTCATTTCACCACCTCGATATCTGTCGCGTTGATCTCGGTCCCATCATCGAGGGAACCGCCATCATCCATGTCCTGAGCCTTCAGGTCGGGTGACAGGTTCTCGGAGTCGATTTCATGGAATCGCTTTAGGTCGGCCACGATCTCGCGCTCGTACTCGATCTGCTCGCCCCATGACGGCTCGTTGGTGACGCCTTCGTCATACTCGACCAGGTCATTGCGCTTCATGTATTCGCGCTTGTCGGCGCGGTCGTTGATGATCTCCGATCCTTCCAGGACGCCTGTGCGGAACGCCTCGAACTTGGGTGCGAGCTGCGGGGTGTGAAGGTTCGGGTTGCGCCGTGGGGCTTCCGGTCGGCAGTTGTGCGGCCAAGGTTGGTCCAGCCGATGCCAGCCGCCGCACATCTTGCATTTGCGCGACTTCCCTGGGCCGGAACTGTCGAGATCGTCCTTCGGCCCGAAGACGCGATTGTAGTCTTCCTTTGAAAGCCCCACGGCTGGCATGTCAGGCCCCCACCAGGTCGTAGGTCTGAGCGAAGATGTCAGCGGCGCAGGGGTAGAATTCACCCTTCACGCCCTTGATCACATAGGCGCCGGGAACCGCTTTCATCTGGCCTTCCAGCGTGTTGATCAGGATGCAGCGCCCATCGACGGCGTCGTCGACAACATCACCGCCGCACCAGAGGGCAATCTCCCAAAGAGCCTTGCGATCCTCGGGGGAGCGCTCAGGGTCTGGCACCTGCCGCGCCTCGATCTCGACGGGTTTCTTGCGGAACATCGGCATGGCTCAGCCCTCCACGATTTGCCAGTCGTCGGCCAGCATGTCGGTTTGCGAGGCGAGCCAACCGATTACCATACTTCCGTCAGCGGCGCGCATATCCAAGTGAGGCAACAGGTTCACCGATTGGTGCTGATCCTCCATTTCGCAGGCGCGATGAAACGCGGCGTGTCCCGGCTTTGCGCAGGCCGCAGCGAAGGAAGAGCCGGGGGTCAAAGCCACCCACATGCCTTTGCCGTTCCAACCCGCTCGCGCGACCCGGTGCCCTTCTTTCAGCGCCTGAAGCGCGTGCCCGAAGCTCATTCCGGTCACAGGCTGGTAAGCAGCTTCGAAAACATCAGCGGGTGACCAGCTGATATAGCCGTCCGCGTATTTGACGGCATAACCGGGCTTGCCGTCGCGATCTTCAGGCCATGCGGTGATCCGCTTCGTCCCGTAATAGTCCTTGGTCATTGGTCTTCCTCACAGTGGGGGTGCGGGTTGAGGTTTGCCGGCATCTCCGGCGGTTTTGACGGCGTCTGTCATCACATCGACGCCCTTCATCTGGCGCTCGTGCTGGCGCTCTTTCTCTTTGTCGGCCATACGCATCTTCTCGATCTCGGCATCCACCTGGGCCTTGATCTTTGCGACCGTGATGCTGGGGTTCTCCGGGGCTTCGCCCTTCGGCTCGTCCGGCAGCGAGGCAATAAGGCCTTCGAGCGTCCGGCTCTTCGGGAAGCCGCGCACGCCGAAGAGCAAGAGCTCCTTGACGGTCTTGTAGTCAAACTGGCCAGACCCAGCGAGCGGTGCCAGCTCACTGACGAACTTCGAGAAGGCGGAAAGGAATTCGATCCGCGCTTCCTTGTCGGCCTGCTCGTCGGCGAGGACGGTGGATTGCGTCTCGATCGTCACGCTGATCTTGCGGCCATAGTCGGAGCGCAAACGCTCGTGGACCTTTTCCCAGCTCGTGCCTGGGATCTTGACCTCTTCCGGCGGCTCTGGCGGAGGCGGCAGTGGGCCGGCCATCTGCCCCGCCTGCACGGCTTGCCCCATCATCTGGTGCAGCTGTGACAAGCGCTGGAACTCGGCTTGCATCGCCTGCTGTTGGGCAATCATGGCCTCGCGGTCCATTTCCGTCATGGGAAGGTCGAGGCCAGTCATATCGGCGATATAGTCGGTGTCGAAGTGCTCAACGGCGATTTCGACCATGAGACGCAGCATGTCGCGGGCATAGATCGCCATCTTGCGCTGACGGTCGGAAAGGCGGAGGCCGGCATATCGGCCCTTGATCTGCTGGGCGGTAGCAGTTTCGTTCGGGTTGCCTTGGGCCCGCATGATGTCGGAGACGCCAGAGGCTTCGAACATCGCCTGCTTGGCCTGCTCGCGGAGCGTGATGAGCGCCTGAATGGCGGCAATCATGTGCTGGAGCGGCAGCCACTGGATGATGTTGTTGGTGCCGCCCTTCTCCATGAGCTTGATCCACGATTCCACGGGGATCATCGTGTTGTTGCCGTCGAGGAGCTTCTTCACCTCGTCCTGCATCTGCCCTGGGAAGAGGCCCGAAACCGAGACCACATCGAGGATCGTGTGCAGCTTCTCGCTGGCGAGGTCGATCTCACGCGCGCGGCGCTCGTAATATTTGATGCTCGGGCGCGGGGTCAGCTGCTCGCCCTTGGTGGTGCCAAGGAGGGGCTTGGGCATGGGGTAGAAGTCTTCGAGCCCGAGCGGATCAGCTTCTTTGTCTAGCACGCCATCGGTGTAGGAGGCAGACCACCAGATGACCTCCTCGCTGTCGCGGTTCCAGATTTCCCAGACCATAGCCGTGTCGAACGGGCTGATAGCTTTCTCGCCGGTCTCGCTGTCCTCGATGAGATGATTGTCAGGGTCGCGGTCATCCTCGCGCATCGCCTGGGATGAACCGACCAGCCCCTTCTGGTTGAAGTTGACGCGCTCTGCGACCTCAAGGCCGAAGCGCTTTTCGATCATGGATCGCGTCATCGGGGTTTCGAACGCAAGCCAGGGCATGTTTTCCCAGCTGTGCGACGGTGCGAAGACAAGACGGCGCCACTCGACATAGCGGGGGCAGACGCGCTCGCGGGTCTTCACCGGCACCTGCACTTCTTCGCCGCTCATCGGATCGGTGATGGAGATGTTGGCGATATCGGCCTTGTAGTAGACGCGCCCAGCGCCGCGATCTGTGATCAGCCAGTCGTCACGGACGCATTCCATGACATCATCGAACGGCTCGGTCTCAATCAGGAATTGCGCGATCCGCTGACCAGCTTCAGCCGCCATCAGGTCGGTTTCGTCAACGCGGCCATCGCCACGGAAGCGGCGGCGCACAACGGGCTGCGGGGTTTCACTGAACAGGAGCGGCTTGAGAACGTCGATGTTGGAGTGAATGAGCGCGGTCTTGTCGCTGATGCGGTTTTCGCGCTTGCCGTCATCAGCGCCGCCAGCACCTGGGTCGTTGTCATCGCCGAAATACAGGCGCTCGCAGTCAAGCGCCTCATGCCGCCAGCGGCGCTCGTGGATCAGCGCGGCCTTGATCTGCTCGTCCCAGAACTTCCAGTTGGTGTCCGGTCCTTGGTTTTCGGCTTCGGAATCGGATTGAGGATCGAAGACATCACCTTCGCGCATGTCCTCGTGTGGGGCAATGTCGTCGCCGCCTGCCGTCGATTGAACGATCTCTCGCTTGTCTACCACTTGTCCCGATCTCGCCGCCGTTGATCCTCGTCGTGGCGGGAGAATAGATCGTCCAGGGTATCGCCGTGCGGCGAACTTTTCTTGCCGGGTTTCTTGCCAGCAATGATGCGGTCCAGCATGCGGGCAAAAAGGGTGGCGGCATCGACCGCGTCGTCGTGCTTGCCGCCGGGGAATTGCAGGAGCTCTTTCTCGAAGGCGTCGAGGTCCACCAGAAGGCTTTCGCGAACCTTGGTGCGATCCGGCAGAAACATTTTGCCCATGGCAGCCATACCCAGAAGGCCCTGGGCGCGCTGTTCCTTGCTAACGGAGCTGGTGAGCTGCACCCGATCGACGAACACGCGCTCCTCCATCAGCATTGTGTTGAGGAACGGCCCCACGGATTTGATGATCTGCCCAGCCTCTTCGCCGGCACGCAGCGGCTTCCACTTCTTGCACAGGCGGATGAACTCGCGGGCCCAGATGTCAGGTGTCTTGCGGCCGCGCCACATGTCGAGGAGGTAGATGTTGTATTCGTCATCCACCCCCCAGACCATGTGGACGGTGTAATCCGGGTCCGGTGCCCCGGCCTCGGCGGTGGTCGCATAGTCCGACGAGATGTAGATTTGCAGGCGCGTCAGGTCGAGCTTGGCTGGATCATAGCGGTTGATGTGATCCGCCGTGAACATCAGGCCTTCTTCGGGCGATGGGCGCTGCTGATAGAGCGCTGACCACACCCAGCCGCCGCGCTTGCGGGTGCCGCCGCGCTTTGCCTCATCCACGCGCCCGGGCCAAATCCACTCCCCTGGCTTTCGCCCTAGGATGTCATCATCGCGCTCGGCGACGGCAGGCATGCAGAGCACATACCATTTTTCGCCTGTCTCGCGGTCGCGATACCAGCCTGAGCGCCCGTCAAAGTTTTCCGGCAGGATGCGCCCCGCAGGATCGTCGATATTCCAGCGGGTGAAGGTCATCAGCTGCTTGGCGCGGCCTTGGAGACGGGAATCGAGGTCCGTCTTGTAGGTCTCCCAAGCCTCTTCGCGCATATGAGGCGAGAGAGCGATCTTCCGGCCTTTGATGATGTCGTCCATGAACAGCCACTCAGCCGGGTTACCGTGCTGGTTGCCGCCGAACATGCCGAAGCCGTTGTATTCACCGCCTCGGCTGGTCTGGAATGCTTCCTTCGCTGCGGTGTCGAGGCTCAAGCCGACCTCATCAAATGGCCACGCCGGCAGCTTGAGGTATTTCCGGACGTTGTTGCCGATCTTCTTGGCGTATCGGTCGGTGTGGCAAACCGACATGATCGCCGTATCTGGGTGGCGCCCAAGGATCCACGCTGGGGCAAGGTGGCTTAGGACCGTGGTTTTCGCGCATCGAGGCGGCTCGAAGACCATGGCGCGGTCGATCTTATCGTCTTCCATCGCCTGCACCAGGCGGCACTTCAACCGAATGTGTTTGGGTGGTATCCAGCCCGTCATGCGCATGTAGAAGGCTTCGAACGACTCTTGGGCCCGGCGGCGATCTTCTTCCTCCAGGAGCGCTAGATATTCTTCGTCGTCGAATGCGCCATCGTGCAAAAGCTAGTCCTCAGATACCGAATTGAGCCATGTTGGCTTCCTTAACACATCGCGCCCACACGCGCGCCTCACGCGTCCACATGGCTGGCGTGTCGAACTTTCTCGCCCGACGAAGGCAGCGCGAATGCAGTCGGCGCAACGTCTTGGGGACGGATTGATAATGATCCCGGCACAAGAAGGACCATCCCGGCGGAAACTTGCGCGACCACCTCTTGCAGCCGAACGCTGCGCAGGTCTGTTTTGGGTGAACCGCGCCCATCAATCCCGCTCTTTCATCTTGCGCGCCAGCTCCATCTCCGCGAACTGCGCAAGCGTGATCGTCTCTAGCCATCCGCCGGCATTTTTCCCGCCGCGCCCGCGCGTCCTGGCGGGCAGCTTGAGCAATCGACGCCGCGCGGTGATCGCGCTGCGGCATGAATACCAGAAGTGCTCTGCCATCTCCGTGGACGACACGCCCGCCATCCACATGCGAGTGAACGTGTCGTCATCGACCAAGCGTTTACGGTTCTTCTCCCGGCTTGGGAGGCCGAGACTTCTCGCCTTGTAGCTCAGGCCCTGGCGCGTCACGCCCAGCGCCGAAGCGATGCGCTCGGTTGGAATGTCATGGCGCAGCCAGAGGGGTTCAAGCGCCTCTCGGGTGATATTGGCGAGCGGGCGGGTCATTCGGTCGGCTCGCCTCGCAGCACCGAGATCGCTCGATTTAGCCGGTCCATAGCCGCACCGCCATAGAGGCCAACCACGTTCAACTCCTCACGAATTTTGCGAAGCTCGTGTTCGACGGGACCATAGACCTCATAGGCAATCGCCCGGATTGCTGCATCCTTGATCATTTCCTCGGCGCCGCTTGGTCCAGTTTGCCGAAAGCCCAATGTCGCCGAAACTTCGTATTCGAAGTCATGCGGATGACTGTCTGGCGTGGGTGCCTC